CCCCTAGTCCAAGCCAACTCAGGTGGGATTCCCGCTGCCCTGGCCTGTTCAACCATAGCACTTACTTCTGGAGAAGGCGGCTCCCAGCCCAATATCTGTCCACCAGTCCATTGTAGTTGCTCTGCTGGAGATGGACGAGTCGTTTCAAGCCAGCTTGGTATTCCGTTTGACATTAAATCTCACCTTCCCCTGTCATTCTGGCTCCAGCAGCCCCAGGTGGCATTCCACCCAGAGTTTCAGGTGGCATCACACTTGTTGGCATTCCAGTTTCCCCAGGAGGCATCCCAACACCAGGGGTTTCCATTGCCATCTCTTCCGTAGGGGATGGAGTAGTAGCTGGTGTTCCACCACTCGCCTGAGCCGCCATTGCCATTTGCCTCTTCATTTCACTCCAGACATATTCTGCCAGGTTATCTTCCCCCTCAAACTTTAACGCCCAATAAATCCGTTCTAGGCGAATCATAGGTAAATTGATAGCAAATTCCTTATCAACCTTCATCTGCTCAAGTTCAAGGTCTGGGACATTGAGATAGTCTTCTCGGATAGTATCGGTTGACAGCAACCCCTCTCTCTTAGCTTGAACTGCTAGCAACATTCTCTGTGCATCATCCTTCGGTGTGATTGGAAGTAGTTGCACTTCTGGATACCAGTCTTTCTTCACCTCTTTAGGCTTTATGGTTAATTTCTCAGGATAGCCAAAGGCTTCATTTGTAGAGGTTCTGCCCATAACCTCCACCTTATCAAATCCCCCCTTGGCAAACTGTGTTAATAGAGAGATAGAAGCCAATGTATAAGCCTGCTCTAACGCCTGGGCAAAGGGTTTGATTACGGTAACTATAGCTGCATCCAAGGAATTGATAGCATACCCAGATAGACGGAAGCCCAACTCACCCCAACTTACATGGGAAATGCCACCTCGCTGTAACTCCCCCGACATTGCACCCAATAGGGGTGCTGTATCTGCAGGCATGGAAGGCTCGATAAGTGGTTTTATCTCAACATCTTTTGTGAACTTTGTATGTCCACCCTTTTCAACCTGCCAAATATCTCCATCGATATCCGCCAGCCCATCATCCGACCAGATACCAAGCGGAACCTTCACGCCTCGCCTAACTATTGTCAAGGCATCAGACATGGTTTTATTCATTAAGGGGTAGATGTTCCTGTTGCTGTCAAGTGCACCATCCCCCCGCTCTGCATTAACATTTGTATAAGAGGATTCAATGTCGGGCATTGCCCCAACCATTACAAGGTGAACAGGGCACTCATCAAGTCCGTGTTTGTCAGGTTCTTTAGCCCATTTCTTATCAACGATAACTGTATTTATTTCTTCGTCCCAGGAATCATGTACTTTTACATCCTTGGTTTGCTTCTTTAAGTGTTCGGCTAAATTGGGGTATAAATCCGCCATCTCCAATGGATTGGCTGAATATGTGCGACAGCCCCAAATCAAGCCAGTAGCCCCTCTCCTGTAAGACATCTGATATGGGTCTAAGGGTATCATCTCTGGGATTGCATTCCCTTGCTCATCCCTCGTAATATAAACCCTGAAACCAGCCCTACCCCGAAGTGTCAAGAGAAATGCCATCTGCTCCCTGAAGGTAGGCAAAAACCTCCGTAAGAGCATATTATCATTCAGGTTAAAACTACCATAAAGAAACCTCTCTATTGTGCTGGCAATTTGTCTGTCTTTCTTATTCTTCAAGTCGCCAGGAATCCGAATAAACAAATTCGCCTGACATAACATAGCTATTATTTTCTTAATCAGGACACGGGGGGCATTTGAGGTGTAGGAATAATATCCCTTACCAGCGTTATAGGGATTCAGTCGGTATAAATCTATATCACCATCCCATTTCTGCCTCAGTTGGGTCTGAACCTGACTCTTCCGAAAGGTATCAACCGCTTCTGTAATCTCCGATATGGTTCTTAAACTCATATTCACCTCTCTATGTGAACTTCATCTTGAATATTCTGCTTCTTTGAGACGGGGTATAACCTACTAAATCTACCAACCCGTATATAGTCGCTTTTACGGCATCGTTATACTTATCTTCTGGTGTACTACCGATAATGTCGCCCTCTTTAGACACTTTCCACTTATAGACAGCAGGTTGTCCCGTATGAGGGTTGGGAGCACCACCTAATTCACTAATCAACCCCCTGCATTTAGTATTTATGAAGATATTTGGTCTACCCGTTAATGGATTGACCTTCAAATACCGCTTGAGACACTCGGTACCATCATTTATCGGAACCTTATTGTAAGTTAGGGCAACATTCGCCTCTTTAAGCCAAATTTCAGCTACAGCAGGCATCGCATCGTGCCGTATACCCGCAATATCTATCGTTCCCCTGTTTCTCTTAGGCCACCAAGGTCGCTTGCTACACAAATCTATGATTTCAGAGGCTATAAGCCCTGTTTCGTAGACCTCATCAACGATAAAAACATCCTCACCACGCTTTTGGGCAACCTCAACGGCGAAATAATGGGCATACCCAGGGTCTATCCAGAGATAAACAGGGCAAAGTGGGTCAAATTCGTATTCTCCACCACTTCCAGTATGAACCACATTGCTAAATTCGGTGAAAACCCTACCTGCTGGTGGGCAGGGAGTAGCACCAAAGCGTTCCATAAAGCGTTCCCTAGACATTTCTCGCTCTTCAGCGAGAATCATAGGGTCGTTTCTACCACTAGGAAAGCTAATTGTATTCGCCCAGGTGGGCATATTAAAGGATTTGTATTCAGTTGGGTTATCCGAAATAAGCCAACGCTGATAAAGCTCGGGATACCAGCCCAAGGATGACTCAAAGGAGCCTGACATAAACAACCAGCCTTGTTTTTCTATCAACCTGCCTCGTAATCGGAGGTAATCTTCATACGACAACTGGCTGGCTTCACAAGCAATAATCCCATCCGGGGCTTCCATCGCTAATTTACGGGGGTCTTTAGCTGATTTTGTAATAACTCGAAAGCCACCAGCAATGGTTATTTCCCCTGGGTCTATCCGCTTGCTGGGGCGATATACTAAGCCCAGCCTATCCAAGCCATCACAAATATGATTAAACTCAGCCCGTGTTCTATCGTAATCGGCAGCTACAAGCCAATATAATTTGCCCTCATAGAAACGGGAGAGAAATTCCATTGCAGCAGCGTAGGACTTTCCTGCCCTGTCACCCCCGACAAACATCTTGAGGCGAGCCAAGTGATTATGAGCCGCTGCTTGTTCTGGGAGCGGCTTGTACCCTAAGCTCTCAAAGATTATTTCCCGCTGTTCTGCACTGGGCAATTACCAAAACCTCCGCAACTTCGGCGGTCTTCGTTTTGCCTGCTTGGAACGAATACTGCCATCAGACCATTTTGATTTTATTTGCTTGTTTATTTTCCTGAGGTGCCGCTTCTTAGACTCGGATACAAAGAACTCTTTATCCTTGAAAACCTTTATGCCATAATGGAAATCAAACCGCTTAATTAAACCTTCAAAGCGTCTTTGCTCTCTATCGTCTCGGCTAATAACTGGGGTAACGATTTTGCCTCCTCAATCGGGATAACTTCAGCTTCAATTATTTTAGGCGATTCCCCCTTGGCTTTAACTAATTTGGCTAACAAGGCTTCTAGCTTGAGATTTGGGGCAACTAACTTATAACTATCACGATATTTCTCTGGGCGCATACCATTTAACATAAAAATCAAGGCAGTAACTTGAGGCTTCTTTAACTCAGGCTTCAAAAGCTCCTCCTCATATTTATCAGCTACAACCTCTAAGCCTAACTTTATATCCTCAGCCCACTGTGCATCAGCCTTTAACCAGGAATAAGCCCTCATCTTGGACACACCTATCCTGTCAGCAGCCTGAGATAAATTCTCTACCTCACCCCTCTCAAATAACTCGTTTATCTGCGCCTTGAATTGCCGTATCTCCTCATCTTTATACTGAGGTAATATCGGAGAAGTGCAACCCTTCCTGCGCCCTGGCTTTAAACTGCCAGGTTTATTCCTAGACCCTGCTGGTCTTCCCATACTTATTTAAGCTCTTTTACATATAAAGTAAAATACCACCTAGTATAGAGATGGGGCTGGGCAGGATTTTACAAAGCCTTCGCATTCCATCCCCAGCTTAAACCTATTACCAGTGGGTTTGTGGTTGCCCAACCCCTCGCTTTACCCCCTTAATTTAAGTTAAATACCATCCAATAAGTCATCCCAGGCGTTATCACATATATAAGATATAACTGGATAGAAGTCTTCATTAAAGGTATGATTAGTAACTGTTCTTCTGACATAACGGATGCCTGTATCCCCCCCTGCCATCTTGAACAAGAGTGCCACCACCCTTATGACAAACACTGCACAATATAAACCTGCCCCTATTTGCCTTCGGTCTTATAAACCCAGTAGCTTCAAACTTGGTTAAGGGCGACCCTAATATACTTATTTTCCTATGTAGTGCCATAATTAAACCTCTTTATTAGCTTTGATATTGAATGGAAACTACGGTGTATTTGCTAATTAACTTGCCTATTATCTCCGATAAGTCAGTGACATTGCCGTTAGGGGATAGGAGATAAATCTTGCCTGCGTTACTGTCCACCCCAACCTTACCCTCAAAAACCATCGCTGTGTCAGGGGTAAATTTCCCCACTTCTTTCTTAGCCATTGTGCTCCCCCTCTAATAGAATTAAACTCTATTTAAATGAGACTAATTAAACTAATTAAACCTAACCCCTTTTGTCTAATTCTAAAGGTAGATGGGTATATTCAATCATTCTCAGGCTTCAATGGGGCACATAGGGGGTATGGATACCTGCCAGGGATATACTGAGACGCACTGAGATGGCAAATAAGGTGTGTTAAGAGTAGAACGAGTGGTAATCTATGGTAGAACGAAACCGGCGCCTACACCACAACCAGTAAACCATAGGGTAGGGGCTGGTGGGCTAACTACCAACCTCACCATTACAGGCGTTTCAGCTTTGACCCTGCACCCCTACCTTAATAG